GACCAACAGTAAACCTTGACAAAGTTTCACACAAAATCAATGATTTGCATTGGCAAGGAAATGATGTTGTAGGAAAGGCATCGATACTTAAAACACCTATGGGAAAAATAGTCGAAGGACTACTCGAAGGTGGAGTTAAGCTAGGTGTTTCAAGTCGTGGTATGGGAAGTCTTGTATCGAAGAATGGCGCTCAGTATGTTGGAGATGACTTTTTGTTGTCTACTATAGATATTGTTCAAGACCCAAGTGCTCCAAGTGCGTTTGTAAATGGAGTTATGGAAGGTGTTGAATGGGTATGGGATAATGGGCTTATTCGTCAGCAAGATATTGAAGTAATAGAGACTGAAATTAAAAGTGCTAAACGTGCTGATTTGCATGAAGCTGAAATAAGAGCTTTTAAAAATTTCCTCTCAAAATTAAATCTAAAAAATTAGGAGACTATTATGTCAGACGACGTTTTAAATAATGCCGAAGATATCGTGGATTCTGTTGAAGAAGAGCTACAAGACGGGCTCGTTGAGAATGAAAATTTAGACGAGGAATCACTTGTAGAAACTGCCGAGAAAGAAAAGGACAAGAAAAAAGTCCATGCTTCTTACGAGGACAAAGATGACAAAGAAGAAGTTGATGAAGAAGAAGAAGACGAAGAGGAAGTTAAAGAAGACGCTCCTCAAGTTGAAGTTCCTAAAACTAAAGCTGGAGTCATTCAAGCAACAGTTGATATGATGAAAAAGGCTAACGCACAAGACGCAAAAAACCTTTATGCACAGTTAATCAAAGTTGATGGTGTGTCACCTGAAGTTAAAACCGAAAAAGAAGCAGAGAAAGCTGTTTCAAGTAAAATGCCAGAACCTAAAGCGAAAGCCAAGGTTGAAGCAATCGATTTTGATGAGGACTTAGACGCAATCATTAATGAAGAGGCAACTCTGTCTGAAGGATTCCGTGCAAAAGCAGAATCAATTTTCGAAGCTGTACTTACAAGTAAGTTAAGCCAAGAAGTTGACCGCTTAGAATCAGAATATGCGCAAAACTTAGAAGAAGAAGTTTCTGAAGTACACTCTTCACTAGTAGAAAAGGTAGATTCATACCTTAACTATGTTGTTGAAGGATGGATGAAAGAGAATGAGCTACAAGTTCAACAAGGTCTTAGGACTGAAATTGCTGAAGAGTTTATGACTTCACTTCAATCAGTGTTTAAAGAACACTACATAGATGTCCCGGAAGGTAAAGAAGACTTAGTTGATGACCTCAACGAACAAGTCACAGAACTGGAAGAGACTTTAAATAAAACCACAGATGAGAATATCAAATTACATGAAGCTGTTCAATTACATGAAAAAGCTGAAGTAGTAAGAGAACAATCATCAGGGCTTGCAGAAACTGAAGCTGAGAAATTAGCATCACTAGTAGAAGATATCGAATTCGATAACAGAGAATCCTTTGAAATCAAAGTTAAAACTGTTAAAGAGTCATACTTCAATAGTGGTTCTGACGAATCAGTGGATGAGGTAGACAACTTATTAGGAGCTGGAGAGGTCGAATCAGACACTTCCGATTCTATGAGTCAATACACCCAAGCTATAACTAATTTCACTAATTAAGGGAAAAAAAAATGTTTAACGCAGATAAAAACTTAATGGAAAAGTGGGGTCCTGTACTCGATCACGAGTCAGTTTCACCTATCCAGGATAACTACAAGAAAGCTGTCACAGCTAGATTGTTAGAAAACCAAGAGGTTGCCCTACAAGAAGAAAGACATCAAATGCAAGGAAATTTTATTTCTGAAGCAGCTGCCGCTAATAATATTGGCGCTGGTAGTATTGGTTCATTTGACCCAGTATTGATTTCTTTAGTTCGTAGAGCTATGCCTAACTTAATTGCTTATGATATCGCTGGCGTACAGCCAATGAGTGGTCCTACAGGACTTATCTTTGCAATGAAATCAAAATACTCAACACAGGGCGGAACAGAAGCTCTATTTGACGAAGCTGATACAGACTTCTCAGGAACAGGAACTCATCAAGCTGAACCAACTGGTTTAGGTGGAGCTACTGATGCTGATACAGACGGAAGTATTGCTGATACCGCTGCTGGCGATATCACTAACACATTCGGTTCTGGTCTTGCTACTTCAGCTGCAGAAAGATTGGGAGTCGGCGAGTCCGGCGACGGTTCTTTCGGCGAAATGGCATTCAGCATTGAGAAATCAACTGTGACTGCTAAGTCAAGAGCACTTAAAGCTGAGTACACAATGGAATTAGCACAAGACCTTAAAGCAATTCATGGTCTAGACGCCGAAGGCGAACTTGCTAATATCCTTTCAGCAGAAATTCTTGCTGAAATCAACAGAGAAGTTGTTAGAACTATTCTAACTAAAGCAAAAATTGGTGCTTTACAAACTTCTACTGCTGTAAGTGGTATTTTTGATGTTAACACTGACTCCGATGGAAGATGGATGGTAGAGCGATTCAAAGGCTTAATCATGCAAATCGAGAGAGAATGTAATGTTATCGCTAAAGAAACACGAAGAGGAAAAGGTAATTTCATTATCTGTTCTTCAGACGTTGCTTCAGCTTTAGCAGCTGCTGGAATGTTGGATTATACTCCAGCTCTAAGCACTAACTTAAATGTTGATGATACTGGTAATACTTTTGCTGGTGTTCTTAACGGAAGAGTTAAAGTTTACATTGATCCGTATGCAACTATCGACTTCGTTTGTGTTGGATACAGAGGAACTAACCCGTATGACGCTGGTATGTTCTATTGTCCTTACGTACCTTTAACTATGGTTAAAGCAGTAGGTGAGAACGATTTCCAACCTAGAATGGGATTCAAAACAAGATATGGTATGGTAGCAAATCCATTTGTTGCCGCTGACGGTACAGGTACTGACAGAGCTAACCAATACTTCAGAATCTTCAGAGTTGACGACATCATGGTGTAAACCAGAGTTAATCACACTCAAATTAAAAGGGGCTCATTCGAGTCCCTTTTTTTTTCTTATATATAATACTGTACAAAAAAAATATACACACACACAGGAGGAATTATTATGAGTACAAACAACAATAAATCAGGGTTCGAAATCAGAGCCGACTTATTATCACAAGCAGAAGGTCTTTTGACCTCTAATTATCAGAGGGAAGTTGATGCTATCTATGCACACAACGATTCATTCCCAAATGATAAGAAACCTTTACCACTAAGAGAAATCACTGGTGAAGAGGTTATTAGAACTGCAAGACAACTTAATGAGTTTGTAACCGAGAAGTAACCTAAATAGTAGTATACGAGGATAATTATGTACGACAAACAAGTAAACGTGATGGAAGGGCCATGGGAAAAATCAGTTTTTCCTAATGGGGAAGAAACTACAGATGTAATTAGTAGAAAAACTATTACGTTGTTAAGAAAAGATGGTTATCTTTGTGAAGAAACTACTACGAGAGAGTATCGAGGTAATGACTACTTTGATACTTCCTCGTCTAAAAGGATAGCAAAACTAGATGGTTGATATCAATAAATCAATTCTTAATAAGAATAACTTTCGTCTATTAATAGACAAAGTCCCTACAGTCGAATACTACGTCCAAGGAGTCAATATTCCTGGCGTATCCTTCGATGAGGTTGTTCAACCTGCAGGTGTAGGAGTTGATGGATATTTTCCTGGCGATAAAGTCTCGTTTGATACACTAAACGTGACTTTCCTAGTTGATGAAGACCTAGCAAACTATAAAGAAATGTACGATTGGATGTCTGAAATCGTGCCAATAACCAATTCCGATAAGTACGGTGAATTGGTTGGAAGTACAAAGAATACACTAAGTGTCGCAAATCAGTCGGGAGATGCACTTAAAGCGCAGTCTATGATTACACTAGTCACTA